TCTCAAAGCATTGCGCTGGCGACGCTCGGAGCCATCGTGGCTCCCGTTAGCGCTTCCATACGCGTGCTTTGAGTCTATCGACCAGTTGGGAACTTCGCAACAGAATTCTAGAAAGCCACCCTGGCGTAGCCCTGTTCAACGCTGCCTGGCGCTTCTTGCACCCGTCGCAAGGCTTGATGCCGGCGACAGTTGTGACTGCGGCAACGGTATCGCCAATGCCTGGCGTAAGTTCCGACTTGCCCACAAACTCTAACTCACCGTCGGGCAGGATTTGCGCTACGGCCATTCGAGTTACTCCGTCGTGGATGTACTTGATGCGGATCATTAGAATCCTGTAACGGTAATGGTTGATGGAACGCCAGCGCGGCTAATTGGGGAAGTCACCGAGCCACACGTATCAGGAATAAACGCGCAACCACCACCATAAGGCGATTGACGGAACTGGACTCGCACCAAGTAGTAAGTTCCCTCAGCCATCCAAGTGTCGGTGGTCTTCTTGCGCCGTTGGTAAAAGCAGAGTGGCGCGGTGATGAGGCAAGTGGTTACAGATGTCACATCGCAATTTTGATCGGTCACTTGATAGGTGACCTCACCACCGGCACCGATGTAAAACGCAATGGTGCTTGTGTTGTAGCAAGCACCCGTCGGGCCACACGCTGCGGAATACTCTTGATCACACCCTACAGCAAGGAATGGTATGAATGAATCGGTAGTGTTAGCACCGCTACAAATTGTGCCACTGCTCCAGCTAGAGAAATTCTGCTGCGTATTGCAAATTCCGTAATTACCACCATATCCACCAGTGATTGTTGCGGTTCCGCTGAATGAACTAGTACCTACAGCCTTGCTATTCGATCGGCATTGCGGGTCTTCCGGATTGCAGTCAGGCGCATAGGTGATGTAATCAACTTGTGACGCGTAAGGTGTGCAATCAGTATGAGCAAGGAACTCAGTACCAGGCTCACACGTTGGTGGCGTGTTGATGCCATAGTAAAGCGATTGGATCGATCCCGACACGCTAAAGGTGTAACTACGTGCCGGGAAAGTCGACGGAAAACCAATGTTGCACGTCGACCGCTCTGGCATGATGTCAGGCGGCGGCGGTTCATCGCCAGTGCAACAACAAATTCGACGCCGACTCATTTGCTGCCCTTAGTCCTGCACCACCAAAAACCGAGAATAGTCCCTGCAAGCCCCAAACTGCAAGCGAAGAAGATCGAACCTAGGAGGCTCTCAACCGTGGCTACTAAAATCATTTCTTGCCTTTCTTGGCCGCAATGGGCCGCAACTTTCGGTAGGTAGATCCGACTGAGCAACCGCTAACGAACGTAACGACTAGCAGCGCCAACATGTAAATCCCGTATTGAGTTGGTGTGAATTGCATGTCTATTTCCTAGGTGCAAATCTGTAGATGAGTGTTCCGACTACAACGGCGATCGCTCCAGCACTGGCCCACTTCACGCTCTCGAACCACGGGCTTTGGTCATCACTGACATATGGAATGGCATCGTGCACCAGTACCACTTGCTGCTCTATGGCCAGCAGTTCGGCATTGGCAGCTTGAAGATGTTCACGGGCTACAGCAACACTTGCCGAGGTTGCCGTGGCTGCCTGTGAGATCCTCGCCGTCTGCGAAGCGCATCCGCTGCTCAGGATCAGGAGGATGAATAGCGCGAGGTGGATCATGCGAACACGCGGTATGGGATGGTTGGCGGCGGCGAGACCTGCGACAGTTTCGAAAGTTGCGATGCGGTCAGTGCGTCCACGCTTCTAATGTTGGTGTGCCAGCGGGCGTCCCCTGGTGCGGTCTGCACGCCGTCAATGTCGACCGTAGCCGGGATGGGACCGATATGGTCAATGGAGATGCCAGCGGTCGGTACGACGATGGTTGAGCCGTCGTAATCCGTTGCATCCTGCGCGAGTCCTGCGGACTTGAGCGCGGTGACCATGGCAGACTCTGTGGTGGTGCGTAGTAGGTAGTCCATATTTAGGGAGCCGTTAGGGTTTGAATATCCGCGTTAGGCAACGCAGTCGGGTAGAACTTTATTTTCTTGATACAAGAATTGAGCCAGTCCGAGGTACTAGAAGTTCCTGTATTGGTAGTTGCTCCAACATTTAGCATGGTCATGGTGAGCGTTCCTGTACCATTAGAAGTAGTTCCAAGGACACCATCTGCAAAGTTACTAAAGTCATTACCGTTAAACCATCGAATCGCTCGTTTGGTGTCAGCAGGGCAAGCAGTAGTAATTCCACCCGGGAACAATGCGCCACCTGTAGGCCAACAGATTGACGCCGGGTATAGTGTTCCAGTGTTTGTCGTAATGTTTAACAGCGCACCAGCCGCATAAACTGTGGACAAAGCAACATAATCTTGTGAACCTAGTTTTCTGGGCTTCTCATATTCAGCGAAGAACACACCTTCAGTCGCCCCCGCAAACCAAGACGAGAAGTTTGTTCCAGTCATGCGGCACTCCTCCGCATTCCGCGTGACCTGACTCGCGGCGGTAGGGATATAAGAACTCGCTCCCGCCCCGCCCTCTACCTGAAATCCGTAGCAGTAGATGCCCTTATCGTCTAAATTTTCTCCGGTGTACTGCACTCCCGCCGCAGCGTAAGTAGCGCCAGTCAATGGAGCGCCAACGTATCCCCATCCGTAACTAGTAGACGCTGTAACAGTCGAAACTAACGAACAACGCCACCACCCATTAGGGTACGCAGTCGCAGAAGCAGACACAAATCCTGCGCCGCTAGAGTTACTCGTAGAACCGTCATCGAGATCGAATCGGACGGCTGCTCTACCCAGTGATAAGTCGGATATGTACAGATACTTGTATCCGTTCTTTTTCGCAAAGATCGAAATAGTAACCGTGGTATTTGTTCCGGCTGTTGTTGCTAGATATCTAGCGTGGTATCCGGCTTGACCATCAGCCGCAACAATCCGCGCTTTATCCGTCGTGCCTTCGGGATCAGTGATTGAAGCAGTTGATACTGCTCTCATCTTTGAATTGGTCTGCGTCAAGTCCACCGAATACAGCATGTAATTGATCGCCGAACCTTCGATGAGCAGCCCACGTGGCGCCAGCGTTGTCGGGTCATAGTCAAAGCGCGCTTTGGTCGGATCGTTGGTAACAGCGGCGGCCATCGATGCGATGTACCCGCTGCTGTTGATGTAGGTCGCGGTACTTGCACGCGTGAAGGTCAGCCGCGAATCAAGCACACCAGTGGTGAAGTCGAGATTCAGCGTAGCCGTGTCGCCGAGCATCGCCTTACGGAAGAATGAGGTGTACATGGTCAGGGAATGCTTTCTGCTGTGATGCGTGCGAAGATGGTCGCGATGTGTCGGTTCTCGCTGCCGGATGTCGGGTCGGCGTAGAGCACGATGCTGCCCCATGAGTTGGCGTCTACGGTCAGGGTTTGCGCGGCAGTCCAAGCCACAGTTGCCGTTCCGCCGCCAGCGTTAATTACCGTCGCGGTGGTAGCGGCAATGGTGATCGTGCCGACGGTGATCTTGCCGACGGGCGTAAAGCCTGTCCAGTTGAAGTTCGAGCCGTCATCGTGCACGTGCATCGAGATCGAGAACACCTCACCTTTGCAGATGACTTGCGGAGGGATCGGAGTTACGAGCGTTAGGTTGGCCATGTTTATTGCTCCGCCGGCGTGCAGCGAACGGGGTTTGGTCGGTCGAAGTATGCGAACGTAGCGCCCGAACTGTCATAGCAGATATGCAGTTCAACCTTGGCGCTTAGTTGTGTCGTTGGCCATAGATTCGTAGTGGTGTTGTATTCACTGCCCACGGGTCCGATGGTCGCCGCTGGCGTGACGGAAATGTTCATCCCGTCAACGATGTTCAGCGTGTTGTGCCACTCGCGAAGATTCACCGCGGCGGTGTACGTGCCGCTGAGGTCTGCCGTTGGGACAGTAATCCCACCGCCGCCGATCGGAGTCGGAAACCATATCTTCACTGAGTACGTCCATCGATTGTCCGCGTACAGCGTTGCAGATTCGATCGATGCCAGGACAGACTTAGTTGGAGCCTTGTTGAACGCTTCAGTTTGGGCAAACTTGATCCCCGCGGCGTTGGCAGTTGCCACCCGCTGAGTCTGTGCGAAACCGTTCATGGCGAACCGTGTGAGGCCGCCGTAGAGGTTTCCATTGAAGATGGGGTTTTGCCAAGCCATTATGCGATTGCGAGTGGTTTCGGAGAAGTCAACGCCGTCAGGTCTGCTGCTGTCAAGATGCCGGAGAACGCGGACAGCGTGTTAAACCGTTGCAGGAAGACCACATCCTTCACTTGCAAGATTGGCACTGCTGGAGTTCCAATACTGATGCCGGCAGTAAGGATCGGTTCGCCAGTTGGATTCGGCGCGGGAATCTGCTCAAGGTGGTACCAAGCGTCATACAAGAACGTGTGGGACAAACGGTAGTAGTTGTCTTCCGGTGCGGTCTGAAAGCCCTGGTACAGAAGCGTGCCGATTGGGAAGTTCAGGAACGCGGCGCTGTTTCGGTTGCCGACGTATGAGGTGTATGTCGCCCAATCCGGCTCTGCCGCTGGCAGGCTTTGCGGAAGCGTGCGGTCGTACTGGCTTTCAATGGTCACCAGTTGCTGCGGCACGTCGTAGACTTTTGGCTTGCCATTGGTGTCAACCTTGTTGCCGCCGATGTCCACCGCGCTTGCGAACGTCACGCTGCCATTTGTTGGGAACGTCGGCGCACTGCGATACATGGCCGTCGATCGCACCACCGTAGCGCGTGTGCAAGTGCAATAGGTGCCGTCTGTCTCACTGAGTAGCGATCCATTGCGGGTGCTTGCTCGATGCGTGACAATCCACGCGTTTTGCCGTTCCCGTATTGGCTCAATGGATACCTCACGAATTACCATCGTCTTGAGGTACGAGTTGCCAGTGTAAAGCGCCGAACTAATTCGGCTAGGAGGTGTGCCAGCAGCTGCAAGTATCTGACCTTCGGTTGGCTGTGTGCTGGCGTCGCTCCACGTCATCAAGTACTGCAAAGTGATCGATGATTCACCTGGCGTCGGCACGAGTGAGTAACTGCGGCTGTTTGCCTTTTCAACGAGGGTAAACGACATTAGGAGCCACCTTTCAGAAGCCGATTCTGTTCGCGCATCAATCGCAGGTTCTCTGCATCGATGATGGCATTCTTGACTTGAATATCCCGGTCTTTGTTGTCACTCATGCCCGCAGTCATCTCTTGCCCCATCGTGCCGAGTTTTCCAATGTCCACCCTTCCGCTTTGGTCGAGCATTCCCGAATCTAAGAATGGCATGTATTGCTTCAGTCCCTCAAATCTTTTGCCAAACGAACTAGGTTTTAAGAACTCTTCCGGATCGCTAATCCCTTGAGCCGCTGATCCGAGCAATTCGTTTCCAAACGACATTGCATCTTGCTTCAGACTTTCAAAGAAAGAAATTTGTCCGGCTCCCGCTGAAACATCTGATTGAGCCCGACGCTGAATACCCTCACGCTTTGATCGTTCCGCACCCGCGACATCGATGCCAAACGTGTTAGCCATGAATTGCTCCCGGCGCAATTCAAGCATCTTGGTTTGCATGATGCCTCTTTGCGCTTCAGGCGAGAACCGCGTAGACATTGCTGCCAAATCAGTCATGCGGCGATCCATGATCCGGAACGCACCCATGAGCATCTGAAAGCCCATCTGCGCCATGTTGAACGATGCACCGACAGCGATGGCGCTGGTCTTGCTGTTCAACTTGGCCAACTCGCGATTGGTCGCCGCGACGCCTTTAATGACGCCGGACGGATCGACTTCCGCGCGAATGACGGCCTTCATGCTCTTATCCGCCATAGGTCTCCTTCTTCAACCAAGGAATGCAGCGTTGTGGCTTTTGCCCGACAGCGTTGCACACTAGGGCCGTAAGTAACCACTCGCACCGCTCAAGCGTGGTGAGTTCTGACTTGGCAATGAGTGCGCTCATGTTCATGCGCTGTTCACCGTCTGCGATTCGCCAGAGCCGCCTTTCGGCGGCGTCGTAAAACGTTCCCGGTTGATCTCCTCAAGCAGCGCCGAGCAAATGTCTGCTCGGACGTTTGCCATTTCGCCGTGGTTATGCACGAACGGCGTGCCATCGATGCAGGACAGACAAGCCGCCCACCAGTACGGATCTGCCGCGGCGCGGGTGTAGTCCGCGATAGTCGGCTCACGAACCATGATGACGCCGACACCAGGCACATCAACGCGCCGCGGCTTCGGTGAGATTGAAGAGAGATCGAACGGCATTAAGCCTCCTCAATAGTCATCGACCACATACCAGGGCCGGAACCGTCATCCGTGCGCGTGGCGCTGGTGAGGTGTCCGGTGATGGTGTAAGCAAGTCCACCCTTGTCGGTGTAACTAAATGACACTGTGACACCTTGCGCCAAAGCGATGGTGGTCGGGTTCATGTGGGTACGGATTGCTGCGTCGAGAGTGCTGTCTGCCATGCAGTCGAAAGTAGCGCTGCGCTGGATGCGGCCAGGCATTCGCTTTTCGGCAAAGTCGGCAAGGCTTGTGGAGTCAAGCGATGTGCGCGAATGGCTAAAGGTCACATTTTTTGCAAAGTATGTGGCAGCGCCAGCAGTCTGAAAGTTGAGCGTAAGCGCTCCGCCGTATCCGGGAGTAATTGCCATTAGGTGGTCTCCTGTACAAGTAGTTCAAGTTGGATATTGCCGATGCGCTCCGCATCGGTCTTGCCGTCATCGATTGATTCAGTGCTCATGGTCACGCTAAACGCGGACAGCACCATGACGCAGTTGTATTCCGCATCGGTAATTGGGGTATCAAACTCAGCGCGCAAAAGGTCAGTGAGTCCAAGGCATTCATCGATTGTGTCCCCAATTGCTTGGATCTGAACCGTCATCGTCCAGTGGCAATGAATTGGTATGCCCGAGGTAGCCATATCAACGGCAGCGCTGGTGATTTCGTAGACGTAACATGGTGTTGCAATACCTGCCTGGCGAACACCAGAAAACGTTGGGTAGTTTGTATTAGAAATAGCGTCTTGAAGAGCGCGTTGGATATTAGTTAGGGACACTGGTATTCCCCATTCCGAGGATCTTGCGAGCCTCAATGAGAATCTCTGTGCTGATCGCTTGCATGATCCTTGCTACGTTTGCTTTGCCCCACATGTCGCCGTAGTGGTTGCCGGGGATCATGCGGCCAGAGTTCTTGTGTACGAATCCGTTCTCAGTCCAGGGGAACACGAACTGCCGGCCACGGGCGCGCGCCCCGCCTTTCTTGCCGAGTTGAACTCCGAGTTCGGCGCGGATCGGTGCGCCGGCGGGGCCCATTCGCTTGGGCGAACTCACGCGAGTAGCGGAGGCAATCGCCTTGCGATGCGTGTTCTTGCCGCTGCGGACGTATGGCGCATTCAGCAGCACCGCTCTCAGGTTTGCCACGAACGGTTTGAAACCCTTGCGGATTGCCTTCTTGCGCACGGCTTCGTTAAGCGCCGGCGAAAGCCGCGCCAGTGTGGCCTTCACTTCTTTCGTGTCAATGGTGATCTTTACGGGGTTCATTCCGTCACCTCCACCGCATTGATCTCCAAGCGCCGGCGCTTCTGATCCCGATCCCAGCAGCCCTTGATGAAGAACGTGCGAGTAGTTCCGTTGTCTTCGAGAAGCAAACGGGAGCGCGTGGTTACGGACGGATGGAAAGCCGCCAGGATGCGCCAATCGGTGCGCACGCTTGAGCCGCCGTCATCCATTGTCTCTTCGGTGTTCGCGTTCTCAATGTGCACCGGGATGGTCGCAAACGAGAGCCAAGACTCCTGCGCCTGGCCAAATGCGTCCACGGTGGCTACCGGATTCTGCGCCGTCATAACGAGGCGCATCATTCCCGATGGAACGTGCCCGGCCATTTACGCTATTCCTTTGCCCATCATTGAGGTCACCCTGTCCCAATAGGTCGAGTCCAGGGCGACCGTATCGTCGCCGCGGCTTGCCACATGGTGCGCCACGCGCTGCAAGACCGCCATCTCGAGCAGCGGGTTGAGCGCCGCGTTACCTGCCGTTACGGTCAGCGTTACTGGGTACGTCAGGTTGTCAATGTCCATATCGACGTAGACCAAACCATTGATTTGGATCTTCGCGCACGTGCCAGTAAGCGGCACCGTAGCGCTGTCGCTGTAGGTGGCCGTAGTGCCCGCTAGATCGCCTTGGCGCTCCAAACGGAGGTAGAGACCGCCGTAGATCGTGACGGGCGCTGCGGGCACCCACTGCGTCCTGGTGACACTCTCCACGCACCACCCGGTGCGCTCTTCAAGTTCCCGCACTGCTGAAGACCAAGCAATTTGAATACTAGGATCGTCATCCGTGTGCGGGATGCGACTCCACGAGCGGAATTTTGCTAGGTCTAAAGCCATGGTTCCTCGCTGCAGGTAGGTGGGGCCGAAGCCCCACCCACCTGAAGGATGAGAGGATCAGAATCAAACGTTGGTAACGCGCAACTGAACGAGCGCATCGCCGCGGGTGATGTTGGCGTTGGCGAACGACATCGCGGTGTACTTCACCTGGCCAGTGGTCGCCAGGGTGATGTCGTCGCGGATCATGCCGATGCCTGCCCACTCGCGGATGCTGTAGGACTCGCGGATGTCTCCGACTACTGCCATCACGG